ACATTTTTTTTTTTTTTTTTTTGTTTTTTTTTTTTTTTTTTTTTTTTTTTTTTTAAAAAATAAATAAGTTTCGTAACAAAACGGAACTCAAAAAAAGAAACAAAATCGCAAGACAGAGGTTCAAAGAGAACTTTTTTTTGAATTTTGTGGCGTTAGCCTTTTGTGATTTTTTTTTTTTTTTCGAGAAAAAGAAAACAGCGCAATTGTAGATTGTACAAAAGAAAAAAACATTCTGGGGGGGACGCGAGGTAGCAAACGATTGAAGAGGTGTCTTAGACCTTAGACTTCATCATTTTCTTGACGGTCTGCCTGACTTGAATCAGGGAGGACTCATCTGTGACAGAGCTCTCAATAGGATTGAGAGACCAGAAGGGACCTGAGGTTCGCGACTGAATACTATGGGTTGCGTGAGCGTACCTAAGATTCAAGTGCGAAGCACTTGCCATGATCATGGATAGTTGATCCATGGTCCGTGACGTGGTGGTCAGCTTCATGTGAGCTTCAGCGTAAAACGATTTACCCTTACTAATTGAAGTGGGGGCAGTGTGAAGGTCGACATTGCTGATCGTCGTTTGGACTTGGCATACTGGGGGTCCGACTGGGGAGCAGTCAGCGAGAGTGCCTGATCCTTCGAAGAACTTAGCGGCGGCGGAGGCGATCTCAACGAGATCACGGAACCAGGCGAGGTTCTTAGAGAGATAGCAGAATTGGTCAACGAACTTGACTTTATCGTTAGTGCTGGGGATGGGGACTTCCAAATTATCAAATCGGTTTTCGAAGAAATCCTTGTTGAAGGATGAGGTACCTTCGAGAGCGTGTTCCATTCCGGGAGAGCGGAGGAAGAAAGCGCGTTCTTCAGTCCATTGAGCGGGGTCCTTGTCGTAGGCGTGACCAGCAAAAGTGCGGTCGTCAGTTCCATTGCCGAGGTAGGAGTTCATTTCCTTGACTGATCCTTTGATAGTGCTGCTGTTGAGGGTAGCGTACAGCGACAAGATATAAGGGATGTTGGGGAAGAAGTTCCTTGCATAGAGTGCATTGGCAGGAGAATCTTTGAGTTGGGTACCCCAAAGTTCTTCGGGAACGAAAGGTGTGACATAGCCATACTGGGGGATCTCGGGGCGAGAGGAGCAAAGAGATTTGAAAATATGAATGAGGGGGGCGGGGATAGGAAGAGTATCGACGGGGTATGCATCTAGAAACTTTTCGAGGAATTCGAATTGATCGCCGAACAAATTGTTGGCGGCGTGTTGAGCGCGGAGGGTCTGGATGATAAATAGAATACCGAAATACGTGCGGAGAAGGAGCGGGTGGTAGTTTGGAGCTTCTCTTTTAAAGTAGAAGTGCTCGCAAAGGAGGACGTTCATCTCATGAATGATATACATCATCATGAAGGCGGAGGGGAGGAAGGTGTTATTCTTCTTCCTTGAGGCGTATTGGATTGTCATGTGCTTGAAACCATATAGGAAGTCAGACGCGGAGACGGGTGCGGAGACTCTTTTGGCATCAGCATCTTCTTTCTTCTGTTCTTGGTGGGGAACAGGGGCGGCGGACGGAGCGAGGATGCTCTTGGTGAGCGAATCGGCTTGACCGAACTTCTCGTTGAAGTTATCAGCGGAGAGTTCATCCATCGACGTAAGGCCGGTAAGTTTGAGGAATTGATCCTCGAGACCGGATTTGGCGACGGCGGCCTTGAAAGCGGAGAGAGTGACGGAGGGGGTCGACATCTTGGTTGAACGGAGCAGAGATTGCTAGGGGGCGGGTGAGTGCGAAGTTTTGATGGGTTGAAACTTGAGTAGAGGCTGGTTAGACTTGCTCGAAGAACTTATCT